AACAACCGTATCTCTTGAGCTATTTGCGTATTTATGGTGCGCAATATGTGCGCGTGAATACCCTGTAAAACTTAAATCCATGAATGCTGCAGCAGTTTTCCCAAACAGCTGGTCTAGCCATTTGAATTTTGGTTTTCTTCCACTTATGTTTCCGTGCGTTGATTCATGATGAACCGTATACATATATGAGCACAAAATAGTATTTGTAAGTATCCCAGCAATAATCGGGATAACGCCAGTTAAACAATATATAAACATAACTATATGAGCCGTGAATAAAAATAAAGATAAAATGATTGTGGGTATGGCTATTTCCCCAGAATATTTAGAAATGTCTTTCATGTTTTATGCTCGCCGACTAAAACCTGTTTTTGTTGGCTATTCAGCAAACAAACGTCCGACCTGAATTTATTAACCCAATCATAAGCTCCTGGTTTATTTTCTTGGCCATTACCGTGATAAAACCACGACAGAAATGCCCAGCGCTCGCCACTTGTGACTTCGTCTACTTCATGACAACCAATAAAATTAGATGGATATATCAGTGCGGAGCCAAACTCCGGTTTTGCAGTTATTCCCCATGTCCTAAATCTGACGTCCCCGCCTGTATAGCCATCATTTATAAAAATTGATGTTGTGAGCGTGTTGAAAGCCGGGCTTGTTGTTAGTGGTTCCAATGTTCCGGGTTTGTAAGGAATGTTGCAGTCTGAATGCGGCCCCATTCCATTGCCAGGCAGGTATCTAATTAGGTATCCATCGGTTTGACCAGTTATGCACTCCGTTGCAACAGGAAAAATTTTGCAGTACTCCACAGCAGCTGAATAAATTGCTTTTCTTAGCAATGTTGTTATTTCAAGTTCTTCTATGTCCGTGTATCTGCTTGGAGCTGCTTGCTTGCCTTGTTCATCAAATTCATAACCACCATCACTTATGAGCTTGCCGTCAATAAGCGAATACCCCTGCGGAATCTTTGCATTAGTTATATACAGCAATTCGTTTTCGTCAATTTCACCACGCTTAATTAGACCATGAACGATTGCTATTCCATTACCCAAGTGGTTGATTTTCATGCGTGCTCACCCATTGCTAGTCGATATGTATTAGAAGATTTTTCTTCTCCAACCGAATCTAGGTAATCAAGAAATCTTTCCCTAAGATACGGGATGTAAACATTGGAGGATATAGATGCTTTTTCTGGGTTGACTAGAGGGTCTTCAACTTCTTCGTTAACTGATGGATTTGGCGTTCCATGAGCGTACCATCCAAGATAGGTGAATCTGTTGCCTGATTTAACCGGAGTAACTTCATGCGCAGCCATATAGTTTGATGGAAACATCAAAACATCGCCTCTTCTTGGAATGTACTCAATATCCAAATATGTAAACTTATGATGCCCACCAGTAAAGTCACCCAGCTCAAAAACTTTCTCCCCATCTAGGCAATTACCAAAATAAACCAAACATGACAGTGTGTTTCTTGAAGCAAGCTGATGTTGAGGGTGTGGTAATCCATAAACATAGTCAACGCTCGTGTCGCTATGCTCCCCTATGAAACCCCCACACTCGGAAGAGTAATTGACTAAATGTCCTTTCACTTTCCACCATATGTTTTTGAAAACAATTGGGAACATGTGCATATATCTGAAAAGATATTTATCTTTGCATTCCTCAATAAAACAAAATAATTCAGCTACTTCAGGTCTTGTGTCCTGGTGTACCCGAGACCCCCTTCTTGGCATTTTGTCTATCCCATTTTTTGAAAAAAAATAACCACTTCTGTTAACATATTCCTCCAAGCCATTGTCTGGATTGATGGCCGGCTGGTACATGTCGCCCATCTCTCTGTCAACAATTTCTTTAGATATTCGGTTAACGTACTCCCAATCAAGGCTTATGGCGTTACGAAATACAACAACACCACCACCAAGATGTTCGGCTTCAGAGTTGTTAAAAATCATTGATGGTCATCTTTTCTTGATTTGAATGGAGTTTTTCCTGATGGTATCTTACCCTCATCACCATATTTATCCATTAAGTATTGTTCGTAGTCTTCAACTATGGTTTTCATCCACCATTGTCCACCCACCGGCCTTTGTGCGGAATCCGTTGGCTCTTGCGGTGAGACTCCTTTGTCTTGTTGTGGGGAACCCTGTGCAAACCACGAAAGATATGAGTACCTCGAACCTGAAGTTACTTCTAGTATTTCATGAGCGCCCAGGTAGTTTGCCGGCATAAAAAGAATTGTTCCACTTTTGGGTTTTACGGTTATGTCAAAATACGGCAAAACCATTTCTCCTCCAGTAAATGAATACTCATTGCAGTCAGATTCATCACAATTATCGTTTATATAGAGGAGAGCACTTATGACGTTTCTAGTGGCGTGCTCAAAAGGAGGGAAATGACCATACCTGTAGTTGACATCGTTGTCGCAGTGGAAACCCAGTTTTGAGCCAGTTGGATATTTAAGTGCGTGCCCTTCGCTTTTCCACCAAAGACATTGCAGTACGGCGGGGAACATTTCTACATACTCGAGTAGGCACCTGTAGATAGCGTCTTCGCACTCTCTAAAGAAACCGTGATTCAGCTCTTGAACTCTTATTGGCGTTTTTGATATTTCATTAAGTTCGTAAATAAAACCACTTTTGTTTATTGCGTGAATTGGTTTTCCGTCAATATCGTACACATACTCATACTGTGCTTTTATGGCTGCATCAGAAAGTTCATCTATCAGGCCTGTAATTTCCACGACTGGAACATTTATTGCATCCCTGAATACAACTACACCACCACCAAGATTTTCCATATTGAAAGACATGTCAATATGTTAGTCAGTTTTTTTAACCACCGGAGATTCTATAATTGGTCTATCCATGTATATTCCCCAATCTGCATTTGGGTTTACTCTGGGTTCAATTGGGCCAAGATTCATGCTTACAACAATCCTTGGACTTTCAATCATTTGCCGTGCTGTCATGTGAGTAATAAATGAGTTGAAAATAATCAACAGTCCATCTTGAGGCTTAACAGAAATAGTGTTGTGCATATAACCACACCAATGCGCTGAAAAAATTAAATCCGCAGAATCAAGAGGGGCATACGGATAGTAAGCAATAGAAAAATAGTCACCGGGGTATGTGTGATGGTTTTTGTAATGACTATGAGCTATCACACTCTGCCCCGGCATCAATTTTATCGCCCATATTTCATCAATTTTGTATTTACGATTTGTTACTTCGTCAACAATTTGAACAATTAATTTTTCAAGTTTTGTGAATTCTGGTGTTACTGGAACAACTGTATCTTCATACTGCACAAAACCACGACTTACTGAGCCATATTCTTCGCAATCTGCATTAACTGGAAAACCGTACAAGTTTATATCGGACACAATTTGTTCATTGTTTATGTCCAAAAGTTGCGATGTAAATATGTTTTGATTTATTAAAGGAATAGTATTTATTTTACTCATATACAAAATTGGCCATATCTACCGGTGGATTTGATTTTAACCACACATTGACAACCATTACATTTCTAACCCCAGACAAACAAGGGCTAGTTTGATGCACAACCCGACCTGCGTCAAATATGACCAATCGATTTTCTCTAAAAGCGATTCGCTCTCGCATCTCAATCGGGTCAATATGTTTTTTCAAATTTTCCCATTCAAGTGCATTGTGCTCACCAAAGACTAGCTTTGATTCAAAAAGCTCAAGAAACCCGCCAACCACTTTTTCTTTTGATGGGCCGTAATAGACACACCCAACTTCAGGCCCATTGTATATTTTTTTATCTTGGTAAAGAAAAGTGTCTTCGTCAACATGGGGTCCAAGAAACTGTCCAGCCCCAAATGTTCTTGTCCAGTACTCAAACCCAAGAACTTCATTTATCGGCATTGGTAGATTGGTTTCCCATATCTCTCTAATGACTTGTTTCCTAAGAGTGTTGGCCGAAGAAGACCACCAACCATGCCAAAACATATAAGGTGCATAGCAGCTGGATTTTTCATTATGATAAGAGTTGAGCTCGCTGGCGATGCGGTTATCACTTCCCATAATCCCAGGGAAAAATGAATCACTGTTTTTTGTCTTCTCAAAAAGACTTTCGGGGAGATAATCATCTACAATTTTCATTATTCTTAACCGTCTATAAGTAATTTTCGTCAAATATCGAGCGCAAGTATTTTAAATCAAAGTCAAATATCAAAACAACCCTATCCCTACTCCCACTATGTATTACTGAGTGTTCGTATGGGTTCCCGTCTTTAAACGCCAATATTTTTCCCTCTTCCCAGTTTCTTGTTTTAGAACCAACAGTCAAAAGACACCTGTCGTCATTAATCAAGCAAAGATGAGTTCTCATGATTCCGTCAGAGCCGGTATGCGGATTTATTACAGTTCCGGGTCTAATTATGCTGAACATGGCTCCAGAACATTGACCCTCATCGGCAAAGTTATCAACAATTGCATTGAATGTTTTAAAATACGCTTTTGAGTAGTCAAGATGGGTATTTAAATCTTTTTTTGTTTTCCACTTAACAACACGGCCTACTAGTTCGGTGTTGCCCCATTGCTTGCCGTCTTCGAGAGGTTTCGTGCCAGCAAAACATACATCCCATCCGCCAGAATACAAATTTTCTTCTTCACCATTTATTTTATTTACAACCCTCAAATTTGGGGATGGGAGCATATTTGCGTTTTCGTAATTTTTACTATCTGATTCACGCACTGGAAATGGGTGTTCGTGGCTGTAATAAGAGATAAATTCATCTCTAATTTTTTCCCAGTTTTTTTCTAGTTCAACACATACTGGTATTTTTCTTACTATATGGTCCCAGAATTCTGGTGCAAGGCTCATGTCAGGCCTTGACAAATATTGTGAACCCATATGCTTCAGAGTTGTGGAATGTTCCGCCATTTGAAGACTTTAGTACATCATGCATCTCATTTAATGGATGAAAATGATAATCATCTCTATACAACTTGCCGGAATTGTTTGTTGAAGAAATCAGCAATACGCCACCAGAAGCCAGGGAGCTTATGCAGTTGTTCAAGAACGTTGAGTCATACATGAATTCCCAGGCACAACCATGAATAAAATCATATTCAGCTGCTTCAGCAGAACCAATCTCTTCATATTCGACTACACCGTAATCAATGTCTCGGATTGATTTTGAATTTACCAATACCTGAGATTCATCTCTACAAAATTTTTCAAAATTGTATAAAGCTTGGTTGTTTGCAAAATGCATTTCAACACCAGTTTTTGCAATCTTGTTTACATATGGCATAAAAAATATATCCGGGTTAAACGCAAGAACCTTTTGTGGATTTTTTATCGAAACAACCATATCAAGATGAATTTGGAAGAGCTCCATCATCTCTCTCCAGCCAGTTTGCGGATTTACAAGAAGGTCCATGTACCAGTTGTATTCAGATGGCCCTCTTGACGCAATTGACATGCTTAGATTTTGAGAGTTTCTCCATGCAATTACCTTGCTTGCAGAGTCAACTGTTTCGTCAATAAAAACTGAATCATCAACACCTTCGTGCCATGTCATTTTGCTAAGGAGTTTTGTAACCATAGCTGTTCGGAGCTGTTTATTGTCCATCACGCACCGCCTTGGCTAATTTGTAGTTCCAATAAGCTTCTCTTGCAGAGTTGGTTATTTTGACATTTATTTTTGCAAAAAACCTTGGCAATGAGTTGGTTGAATATACGCCGTCAAGACCACCTCTGGTGTCGCTACTGTATTTCCACAATTGACGAAGCTTTACAGCGGCGTGGTCAATTCTCATTGATTCAACATCGCTTGCATCTTGGTCTGTCAGGAAGCATATAACTGCTAGTTTTTTTTCATTACGGAGTAAGTCTTTTTCTGCATCGTAAAGATTCTCTCCACCGCTGGTTCTATTCCTCATTTGCAATCGCCTCTACTGACTCGTTGCGGGTAAAATCTCCTGGTTGCGTTTCTTCCCATTTTTGTTGTGGGTCATTTGACTGCAGCAGGTCGCAAAAAAATGCAGCACCATCTGGCAATTCAAATGAAAACAATTCTGGGTTCCAGCGTGGAACTTGATTATCTCTTTTAGGGTTGTACATTGGCTCTTGAATGTTGGGGTAATCCGGCTCAATGTCGGGGCAGATTTCATATCTTCCGGAGTTCATGGCTGTTTCAACAATTGAAATTTTTTGTTGGATTTTTGGAGTTATTTTCATAACGGCCAACTAACTTTGTAGTCTCGCCAAGGCCACCAGTTGCATTTTTAAGCATTCATATGCGTCGTACTGCGCAGCCAATGCGCTATTCTCTGCCAAGGACATGTCTATTGGATTTTCCATATCCGGCTCAAGTTCTTCGTCTTCCAAGCCAAGAACAAAAGCAAGTGTATAGATGGAATATTCAAGAATTCCAATTGCTTCAGCTTTTGCGTTGGCAAGCTGTTCTGCGGAAAGTGCCATAACTTTGAGCTTACTCAGCGATTCTTGACTTAATGTTGTTAATCTTCGAGATGAAATCAGCAATCAATTTGTGGCCATGAATAATGCCGTTTGAGTCCATCCCTGGGGTGAAGTTGACATCATCAAACGTGTCTGGGTCAAAACCCTCTTGAAGCAGTCTTTCCATGAGCTGTCTTTCAATGTCCTTCAGGGTGCGCTGATAAACAAGCTTTTTTTCCTGAGTTGTAAAAGAAGATTCAAATTTCATGGCTGCTCCGTAATCCGTATGTTGGACAAGTACCCATATTTTACACTATGGATTGGCCAATTTTGGCAGACCAGTAAATGTCGGCCCTATCCGATTATCGTCAGCGTCAAGACCTGTACGAATCCCTTTGGTCCAAGTCCATGGCTTTTCAATACCATTTCGCGCCTTAAGTTCACCATATTTCATTCTGGAATCCACCAGCTCGGCATCGTCCCAGAAATTTGAAACAATAACTTCGGTGTTTTCTAGAATTGAATTATCGTAAATATTAAAAAAACAAAATGGACTTCCTGCTTCAAAAACTACAGGCTCTCCAATTTTTGTTATTTTCCAGTTCATTTGAGATTCATCCGGCCACCAGTAGCTGGGTATTGTCGCAGTGAGCGGTATTGCACCATCTACAAAATAGTTTGGAGAGCCTGAAAACCATGTGTTGTAACCTTCTTCAGTATTAATTACCCACCCCATATGGATAGAAATCATTCCTATTATTGAAGATGTAGCCTGAACGCGACCGGAGGAAGATATCTCGCCAGAAAGAATAACGGGAGGAGTATTTCCTCCATCCCACTGGACAACAAGGTCTTCCTCCATTTGCAGTTCCCATCCGTAGACGTTTGCAACAGTCATTGGCAGGCATTGATAAGCGTGTTTATTGTAGGTGTTATCCATCCAGTCCCTTTTAATACGAGACTGTTCTATAACGGGTGGTTTTGAGTGCATTTTTTTAAGGAATAACTTTGTCATTTTTTAAAAATAAACCTTTCTCCAATGTCGCTAGATGTTGAAAAAACATTTGACTTGTCGTATGTTGCTTTTTCCCCGTCAAGGTCTTTGCCGTAACCTTTCCACATTTTGTGGAATCTGTCATTGTAGTCAAACATTGTAACTGCTGCATATTTGGTACCTCTCGTTACAGGCAGGGAGGCATGAGCATAAATGTATGTAGATGGGAACATCACTATGTCGCCATAAGTTGGTTTGAACTTTATGTCAAGGTATGGGAACCATAATTCTCCACCTTCGTAATCGTCATTTAAATACATAACCGAAGACACTGTGCATATGTAAGAAAAACCATGGTCGGCGTGTATGCTGAAGTGCTGCCCCTCCCTGTACCTAACATAATTAATTGCCTCCATAAAATCCATGCGCAAGTTGTATCTTGCTTCATAATCCTGAAGACAAGCTGTTAGGCCGTATACGGTATCGTTGTATATATTTATCAATTCAGAAAATTCTGATGGACAATTCTCAAGATGTGTTGGACTTATCTTGCAGTCAACGCAGTCCCTGTAGTCCTTCATTACTTCACCATCACCAACTAGTGCCTGCATCCATGAGTATGGTGGAATATTGCTATCCCCAACCGTTGACTCAAGGCGCTCCGGGATTCTCAAATCCTCGCTAAGCACATTTCTGTAAACTAAAAAACCCGCTTTGGGGTCGCCTACATATTCGACTTCAATGTTTTTCATGAAATTATCCTACACCCTCAAACCAAAGCGGCAACACCAAGCGATAGCCGTTTTTTACATTATTTACATAGTGGGAATAATCAATTCCACTTGGGAAAAGCACGCAACTACCAGCAATTGGTTTGTATGAAATAGATAATTTTGGGAAAACTAGTTCGCCTCCCAAAAAATCATCATTAAAGTAAACAACCGAAGATACGACAAAGTTTGAACAGCCTTCCTTGAAAGAGCCGTCCATGTTCACATTGTCTGCATGCTCTTCCGGTTTGTGGCCGACCTGAGTTTTGAATAAATTTGGAATACATGAATCAAGACTCAAACCAAACATTTCCTCAGCGGCAATTCTCACTCTTTCTGAAATAGAAAAAAGAATGCCATAGACAAATTCGTTCTCACGAAAAATATAGTCACTACTGTAATAATTTACGCAACTATCATCTTTTGCGTGATTTTCAACTTCTGGATATTTGTCCACAAATTCAATAATCAATGAGCGTTCTTGCTCAGAAATAAAGTCAAATTTATAGAATATTTCCACTCATTTCTCCACGGTATAAAAAGATGGAGTTGTGTACCTATGGCCTTTTTCAATCATGGTCACACCATGCAAATAATTAACATCTCCTGGGTGTATTACTGCTAAACCTGGTTTTGGTTTGACGCTAATTTCGTGTTGTGGATAATAAAGTTCACCACCTTCAAAATCATCATTGTAATAAAATAACGAGTTTATATCGTAATTTACGAAAGCGTTCGGCCTTCCATCATTGAGCTGTTTATCTGCGTGCGGACGTTGCTCTATACCGGGTCGCCACTTCATTATCACTGGTGGTCGGACTGATACCTTTACATTAAAAATATTCTCAATTGTTTTTTTCATCTTATATATATATTTATCTATTAATTTATGGACATCAGGATTTAGTCTAAGAATGATTTCGCTGCTGCACTGCCTATCATTCCAATAATCAGCGTTGTACAAGCATGTTCCATCTTCCGAGTAAACGCTTTCTGCTTCATTGTTCCATTCGTTTATAGTTGGGCAAAAATTTTGTATCTTTTTTAGGTCTTCTTGGTCTATAAAATTTTCAATTATATGAATATTTTCTCGACCGTTACCAAAATGGCCCGGTGGTATTTCCCATGGTGAATTTTCAATTGCCGACATGTCAACAAGACTACCAAATTACCGTTTCTGCACCAAATCATACAAATACTGGTCTATCTCGGAACGTCGTTTTATTTCTTTTATGTGGCTTTTGTCTGGTTTGAATCCATTTTTATTTGAACAATTTAATGTGTTGTAAATTGATTTATCTAAAGAAAAACCATGTGATTTTTTTAAATTTTGCTCAAGCCAGCTAATTGCCTCTAATCTTTTAGGAAGCGAAAACAAGTTCATATATTCAATCAATTCTTTTATCTCATCTTCGTCTGGCATGTCATTTTCTATAAAAACAATGTTTTTATCATTCTGAACATCGTCATTACTAAGCGACACAAGAGACTTGTCAACAAATGCAATTCTGCAAAACAACATTTTTGACTGTATGTTTCCAGAGTTTGAAAACAGTTCATTGACCCCAAAAGGTGTTATGTTCCCATAGATAAACTCATCCATGTATTCATTTGACATTTCCAAGCCAGTACCAACTGATGCGTAAGCCGCAATACTCACAAAATGTTCTACCGGGTCTCTGACTATTGAGAAAACTTCAAAGCCTTCGCTATTGTAAGCAATTGGATTTTTTGCAAAGTGCCCAGATATAAAAGGAAAGTCTCTCATTCCTTCTTCGTCGTACATTAGGTGTGATTCATGTGTGTCCGGTGAATACACATCAACAATTCCATTATCGTAAAATGTTTTCCACAGTGCATGGCAAATACCCATTCCTGAAGTTCTGGGTATATGCAGGTGGTACAAACGCTTCATGAATTTATCTTGTATCAAGCATTCTTTTTTGTTCTTTAGTAAAAAGTATATTGTAAATTTCAAAATCTAGCCAAATTTTTGACATTATTAAATTTTTATGTTTTTTGCTTATCTTAAAATTTAGTCTAGGTGTTGGGTTTACTATCTCAATGCTGTTCTCTATTTTTATTTGAAACAAATCATACAAATACGCATTTAAAATATTAATAAAGTAATTTCTATTTACAACAGTTCCAATAATTATGTTTTCAATTTTATTCATTACATCTTCTATTGATTGTGGTTTTTCCACAAACACAACTTTTTCGTAATTGCCAGTTTGCAATGCGAGGTATGAAGTCTTTGAATAGAGAAAACAAGACTGAGGGTTTTCGCAACCGGACATCCCCTCAAATTGAGACAACATTTCATTGCCCTCTGTCAAAAAAAAATCAAGAAAATCTTCCGTAAACGGTTGGTTCGTATAGCTCGCAGCGTATTTTAATGTGCTTAGGTATTGTTCGTATGGCTCACGAATCATAGAAAATGAAAAAATGTTTTTAACTGTTTCTATTGGATTTCTCCCAAAATGTCCACAGATTATTTCATTGGTTTTAGCTGTATCTGGGTTGAATACAAATTCAAATTCTCCTGGCAAATATACAGAGGGCTTGACTTTGTCTTTACATTTACGAGCAGCATTTAACAAGTCGTACTGCATCTTCATTCCGGATGTTTTGGGTATGTGCAAAAAATAAGCTTTTTTATATTTCATTAATTTTAGCCATATCAACCAACATTTTATTTTTTGTTGGAACCCAAAAATGGGCAGATGTATAACGCACGCCAGAAATAATCTCGTTAACTCCGTGAGTGTAATTTCTGTTTGATGGGAAAAATATTAGCGTTCCGGGTTTTGGTTTAAGTTTTATGTGATATTTTGGAAAAAAAATTTCTCCGCCCTCATAGTTGTCGTTCAAATACATAATTGAACCGTAATCAACTATGTAGTTGTATGTAGGCCATCCACCTGCGGTTTCTCCGTCAGCATGAAGGTCCTGTCTTTCGCCTGGATGCCATTTCCTTAAACCTGGATTTGCCTTTTCAAGTTCTCTACCAAAATGATATTCAATTTCATGTTGAACATCATTTACGTAGTTTTTTAATATTTGGTATAACTGTGGTGAGTTGTTTTGTATTTGAACATAAGTATGAATACTGTCAGAACCTAGTGGGCTCTGTGTTCCCCACTCAGTTGTTTTTTCGCAATATTCATATATTTTTTTTACATTTTCCGCAGAAATAAAGTTTTCTTTTATTACTATATTTCCAGGGTTTGAAAATGGAAGAGACTCTACATCAATCCAATCTGAATCCATCTACCGTGCTCACTTAAATCCTGGAAAGAATGCCGGAGGGAAGAACGGTGGGAAGAATGGTGGGAAGAACGGAGGAAAAAACGGTGGGAAAAACGGTGGGAAAAACGGCGGGAAAAACGGCGGAAAGAATGGCGGGAAATAAGGTGGAAAGTATGGTGGAGCAACTGGTGTTACCGAGTTTGTTGTAGCTGATTGCGAACCATACGCATTTGATGCTGTAATTGTAAATGTGTAAGCAGTACCGTTGGTCAAGCCGGTAAGAGTTACTGGGGATGCCCCGGTAGATGAAATTCCACCAGGAGAAGAAACTGTTGTATGCGTTGTTGCACCAGTTCCAGCAGCTGCGTTGGTG